GGTAATTCGCGCTGCGACTTTTTCCTAGTGACAGCTTTTAACATTGTCGGTTTTCATGGCAAAGGATGACAATTGATCGTTAATAAAACGCAACTGGCTGAGATCATTGGTCGCTCTGAGAAGTGGATCACTGATATGCAAAACCTGCATGACTTCCCTGTTTTGAAGCGTGGAAGGGGCAGACTTGGCTCACAGTTCATCACAGGCGATGTGGTCGCTTGGATGGAAAAAAAGAAAGTCGAGAATTTAATTGGCAATCAAGACGCGATTGATTTAGAGGAAGCCAAGCGCAGAAAAATGGCGGCTGAGGCTGGGCTGGCCGAATTAGAGTTAATGAAGGAGCAAGGATATTTAGTCGAGATTGAAAAGGTCGCGAATGATTTTGGTGAACAATTATCAAACTTTAGGGCGAAAATGATTTCAATCCCGAGTAAATGCGCGGCTCAAATATATACGGCAGATAATGTTCAGGAAATAAAGTCCATATTAGAGGACGCAATCACAGAGGCATTAAATGAAATTAGAGGAGTCGGTCAGAACAATCCAGAGGGAGAGTTTGCAGAAGGCGATTCAGAAACAGATTTGGAAGCGGCTGAAGCCACCAACGAAACTGACAATCTCGGATTGGGCTGACGAATACCGCAAACTGAGTCCTGAGTCCTCGGCTGAGGCTGGAAACTGGAAAACCTCTCGCGCTGAGTATCAACGAGGCGTGATGAATGCGCTTTCTGATCCAACAATTGAGACTGTGGTGATGATGTCATCGGCTCAGGTGGGCAAGACTGAGATTTTGAACAACGCTGTCGGATTCTTTATTTCGCAAGACCCAAGTCCCATGCTGGTGGTTCAACCGACTTTGGACATGGCTCAGACTTGGAGCAAAGACAGGCTTGCACCAATGCTGAGAGACACTCCGATTCTTGCTGGCTTGGTGAAAGACCCGAGATCGAGGGACTCTGGCAACACGACACTGCACAAAGTCTTTGCTGGTGGCCATGTGACTGCTTGCGGTGCAAACTCTCCATCGAGTCTGGCATCGAGGCCAGTGAGGGTGGTTTTCTGTGACGAGGTTGATCGATATCCGATCTCGGCTGGCTCAGAAGGTGATCCAGTGTCTTTGGCCAAGAAAAGAGCGACAACCTTCTGGAATCGAAAGATTTTGTTGGTTTCAACTCCGACAAACAAGGGAGCAAGTCGGATTGAGGCGGCTTATGAGGAAAGCGATCAAAGAAAGTTTCACATTTGCTGCCCTGATTGTCAGCATGAGCAAACCTTGAAATGGGGTCAAGTCAAGTGGGAAACTGACAAGCCAGAGACTGCAAAATATGTTTGCGAGGAATGCGGATCACTTTGGGATGATGCTCAGAGGGCAAAGGCCATCAAGAAAGGTCGCTGGATTGCAAGCAAACCAACAGGGAAGGTGGCAGGGTTTCACTTGTCGGCACTGTATTCACCTTGGAGTCCTCTGGGTGATGGCGTTCAGGATTTCCTTGAGGCCAAGAAACAGCCAGCGACACTGCGAGTCTGGGTCAACACCTATCTTGGTGAGACTTGGGAGGAGGAAGGCGATCAAGTTGACGATTATTCTTTGGCCAACAGAGCCGAGGAATGGGATGCAATTCCAGAGGATGTCTTGCTTTTGACTGCTGGAGTCGATGTCCAAGACGATCGATTAGAGGCTGAGGTGGTGGGGTGGGGGCTTGACGAGGAATCTTGGTCGATTGCCTACAAAACCTTCTATGGCGACCCTTCTGCACCCCATGTTTGGAAAGACCTCGATGAATTTTTGAATCAGACTTATGAACACGAGTCTGGCCAAGACATGATTGTCAGAGCGACTTGCATTGACTCTGGTGGCCACAATACTCAGGCAGTTTATAAATATGTCCACCCGAGAGAGGGCAAGCGCATATTTGCGATCAAGGGTGTTGGCGGTGAGGGTAAGCCGATTGTTGGTAAACCTTCAAAAAACAACATTGGCAAGATCAAACTCTTTCCAGTTGGTGTTGACACTGCCAAACTGCTTTTGTTCTCTCGATTCAAGATTCAGGATCATGGCGCTGGTTATTGTCATTTTCCTGTTGGCCGTGAGGATGAGTATTTCAAGCAATTGACTGCTGAGAAAATTGCCACTCGATATCACAAAGGATTTGCAAGGCGCGAGTTTGTAAAGACCAGAACTCGAAATGAGGCGCTCGATGTCAGGGTTTATGCAATGGCTGCACTTTCCCTTTTGAATGTTAATCTGGCATCATTAGCAAAAAGGGCAGAATTGCGAAAACAGGCAGTTGAGGAAGTGAAAACGACCAAACAAACCAGTCGAGTGAGGCCGCAATCGTCATTTGTTAACAGTTGGCGCTAAAATGCGCTATATTCCGCAAAACTAAGGGGGGGGGTTAATGCCTAACCTTTTCGACTCAAGCAATGCTCCAACGACTGAGCCTGAAAACATTGTGATTGGTAGTTTTTTCCAATGGAAACGCACCGATCTCGGGGCTGACTACCCTCCATCACTCTACACTCTCAAATATACAGCCCGAGTTCAGGGCGGTGGCAATGAAGAAATCAACATCACTGCAACAACCAGTGGAAGTGATTTTCTGGCCACAATCAACAACGCAACCAGCGCGGCTTTCATCAAGGGAAGTTATGTCTGGCAAGCTGACATCGAGCGAAATTCTGATTCTGCTCGGGTCACTGTTGACAAAGGTTATTGGGAAATTGTCGCTGACTTGAATTTGACTTCTGCTGATCTGAGAACTCATGCTCAGATAATGATTGGAAAGATCGAAAGCATTTTGTCTGGTCGCGCTGATTCTGATGTTTCAAGTTATTCAATTGCTGGTCGCAGTCTTTCAAAGATGTCATTCAGAGAATTGACAGACGCTCGGGATTATTACAAGCGAGAGCGTCAAAAAGAATTGATTGCTGAGAATATTGCAAAAGGCAAACCGACTGGTTCAACAATTCAAGTGAGGTTCGGATAATGGGAATTTTGGACATTTTTTCCAGAAAGAAACCTCTGAAAAAGCGCAGTTATGCTGGTGCGAATGTTGGACGCTTATTCAGTGACTTTATTTCATCCTCCAAGTCTGCTGACGAGGAGATCAGGCCAGCCCTGAGAATCTTGCGTGATCGCTCTCGAGATTTAACTCGAAACAATGAATATGCAAAGCGATTCATCAATCTGGCCAAGATCAATGTTGTTGGCGATCGAGGTGTGACTGTTCAAGTCAAAGCCAGAAACGATAATGGCTCGATGGACAACATTGGAAACGATCAGATCGAGACTGCATTTGCTCAATGGTCACGATTAGGTGTCTGCACTGTTGATGGCAAATTTTCATGGGTCGATGCTCAAAGATTTTTTGTTGAGTCTCTTGTGCGTGATGGCGAGGTTTTGTGTCGCAAGGTTCGATATCCAAACAAGTTTGATTTTGCGATTGAGTTTCTTGAGCCAGACTATTTGGACGAGAATTACAACGACAACCTTCCAAACGGCAACACAATCCGAATGTCGGTGGAATTAGACCCATTTGGCCGTCCAGTTGCTTATCACTTGCTGACAAAACATCCTTTTGATGCTTATTCTCAAGCGATTGCTCAACCTAGAATTCGAGTGCCTGCTGACAGAATCATTCATTGCTTTATTGGTGAGCGTGCGCAGCAAACTCGCGGTGTTCCTTGGATGTCTCCAGCAATTACCAGTTTGAAAATGCTTCATGGATATCGAGAGGCAGAATTGGTGGCGGCTCGAGTTGGCGCTTGCAAGATGGGCTTTTTCACCTCTCCTCAAGGTGATGGATTCACTGCTGACGATACAGTTGACAACATTCCAATCATGCAAGCTGACGCTGGAACTTTCCACCAGTTACCAGAAGGCGTGAGTTTCCAACAGTTCGATCCAACACATCCAACAGGCGCTTTCGCTGATTTTGAGAAAGCTGTTTTGCGTGGTATCGCTTCTGGTTTGGGTGTTTCTTACACCTCACTGGCCAACGATCTTGAGGGTGTGTCTTATTCCTCAATTCGTCAAGGAACTCTTGAGGATCGTGACCAATGGAAAATGGTTCAGGATATTCTCATTCAGCACTTTGTCGAGCCAATTTATCGAGAGTTTTTGCTTTCGATCATGCGCAATGGTGTCATCAATATCCCTGAAAGTCGCTTTGACAAGTTTGCTGATGCGGCAATTTTCAGGGCGCGTGGCTTCCAGTGGGTTGATCCATTGAAGGAAATGAATGCGGCTGTGATCGGCATGAAAAATGGCATTTTGTCGATGCAAGATGTTGCAAACCAATATGGCCGCGATGTTGAGGAAACATTCTCAGCAATCAGCAGTGAGAAAGAATTGGCCAGCGCTTATGGTCTAAAAATGGCCTTTGAGCCATTTGGTGACAAGTTGCCAACTGAAGCGGAGGTTTCCAGTGCCAGTGCCGAATGAAGCCATGAAAGAGGAAGCCCAAAAAGGGCTTGACTGGCGATCAGAATTCGGTCGCGGTGGTACTGAGGTCGGCATTGCCAGAGCCAGAGATATCGTGAATGGCGCTGATTTGTCTGACGATACAGTTGGACGAATGGTCAGCTACTTTGCAAGACATGAAGTTGACAAAGAGGCTGAAGGCTTTAGAGTTGGTGAGGAAGGCTATCCCTCCAACGGCAGGATTGCATGGGCTTTGTGGGGTGGTGATGCTGGCAAGGCTTGGTCTGAGCGAGAATATGAAAAGATCAAAAATGATCGTTCATTAGAGGATGCTCGACCTTTTCCAAATGAACACGCTGCAAGGCTGAAAGACCCTGACCAATATGACTCATTTGCGCGAAAAAATAATGAAGGCGGTGAAGGAATCGACTTCATTTATGGCATTAAAGATGGCAAGTCAGAATTGCAAGCAATTCGTTTTGACAAAACTCGCTTCACTACTCAAGAAGCAAAAGCGTGGTTAAAATCACATGACTTTGAGCCGATACTGTTTGAAGAAGCATCCGAAAGGAAAATTATGAGTGACGAAGAAAGAGCAATGGTCAGTGTTTCAATTCATGTTGACACTGAGGATGTTGCTGAAATCATCGAGGCACAAACTGAAGCAATGTTGGCTGAGGCTCAAATTGCTTTGGAAGGCAGCGCACAAACAGAGGACGCTCCAGTTGAGCAACCAATGGAAATGGCCGTTGATGTTGCTGACGACCGCAAGGCTGGTGAGCGTATGACTCGCGCTGACGCAATGGAAGCCCGAGTGGAGAGTGTTGATGATCGCAGGGTGTCGATGTCAATCTCCTCTGAAATGCCAGTCGGTCGCTCTTATGGCGAGGAAGTCCTCGACCACAATCCACAATCAATTGACTTGAGTTTCTTGAACTCTGGTCGCGCACCATTGCTCTTGGATCACGATCCTGAGCGTCAAATTGGTGTAATCGAATCTGTAAGTCTCGATGGCTCGGCACGCAAGTTGCGTGCGACAGTGCGTTTCGGTAAGAGCGCACTGGCTTCAGAGGTTTACGGAGATGTCGCGGATTTGATTCGCGGTAATGTTTCCATTGGATACTCAATTGCCAAGATGGTGAAAGAGAATGATGGCAAAACTTATCGCGCAACAAATTGGCGACCTGTTGAGGTGTCTATTGTTTCAATTCCTGCCGATGTGTCAGTTGGCGTGGGTCGAAGCATGGAAACTGAAACAACCTCTGAAGCTGTGGTGGAGACATCACAAATTACCGAAAATTTGGTGGAAGCGCAAACTCAAGTCGCTGAAGCCGACACCCGAAAGGAAATCAAAATGGAAAATTCCGCAACTGTTGCGACTGAAAGTCGCGCTTATGACGCTCCTATCCAAGCCGAAGTCGGTTTGACACAGAAGGAAGTTCGTCAATTCTCATTCGTCAAGGCAATCAATGCTTTGGCTAACCCTCAAGACAAGCGTGCATGGGCTGACGCTGCTTTCGAGCGTGAAGTCTCTGAAGCTGCTCAAAAGACTTATGGCCGTTCTGCTCAAGGCATCTATGTGCCAAATGAAGTGGTCAAAGCCAAGCGTGATTTGACTGTCGGCACAAACAGTGCTGGTGGTTACACTGTTGCAACTGACTTGATGGCTTCATCTTTCATCGAGATGCTGCGCAATCGTTCAGTTGTTCAGCGTGCTGGCGCGACTGTGATGAATGGTCTGACAGGCAATGTGGCGATTCCTAAGCAATCTGGCGCTGCCACTGCTTACTGGGTTGCTGAGTCTGGCGCTCCTACTGAGAGCCAACAAACTCTCGCTCAAGTCACAATGTCTCCCAAGACTGTCGGTGCTTACACTGACTTTTCACGCAAGTTGATGCTCCAGTCCTCAATTGACATTGAGAATATGGTTCGTCGCGACTTGGCCAATGTGATCGCTCTGGCGATTGACGCTGCTGCACTGTATGGCACTGGTTCAAACAACCAGCCAACAGGCATTAAACTGCAATCTGGCGTGAACA